TTCAGGTTTTGATTTCTTCCAAGAATAAGGACCACTACGTTCGTATCCTTTGGCTTTCATTTCATCAGTATCTTTAGAAGCTTTTTCATGGTCAAATCCTGAACGCAGGCCTTCTTCAACTTTTTTCTGTGCATCTGCTTCCATAATCTTTTTTACTGCATCTGCTACCGATTGTGTAGTTTTATCTGTAAACATCTTTGTATCTCCCTTTTATTATTTTTTTAGCAATTCCACTTCCTTAATGATTTATTAATACGACTATCTGGATCATGTGCTGTCTTAGCAGATGTTAATTTTGCTTTCATACCAGACATTCTAGCACAAAATGATTTTCTACGATTTGCAGATTTACTTCCTGCTTTCAATTTACTAGGTTTAGTAGTAACTGCTAATGATAAATGTGAACCTGGATGTTCTCTACGATAAGAATTAATACCTTTACTGTTGAGACCACCCTCAGGGTTCTTACCTTCTTTTCTCTGCCATGCTGCAACTTCTGCAATGAATTCTTTAAGTGTTATCATAGATAGTTTTTCTTTTTGAATGAAGCAAGACTAATGCCTTGTTTTTTTAATTCATCTTCTTTTTGATCACCAATAGATGCAGTAGTTTCATCACCAGTTAATTCACTCAATTTATCTTTCATCTTTGGTTTTGCTTTACCGTCTTTACCAATAATCTCTTGGTTCCAACCAGACATGGCCATGCCAGGTTCTATGCCCATGTCAATCTCATTTATTTTTTCTTTGAGCTTCTTTTTCGCTTGGGTGAAGGAGATTTTTGTGCCTGAACTGGTGCTGGTTCTTCTACAACCGCAGTCACAACTGGCACTACCGTTACAGTCATTTCGTTCGGTAAGGTCAGAGGTACTTCTATTTGCGGATTTACATTCGTCACAGTCACAGTTGGTTGTATGACTTCTTGATTTACTTCTTCTTTCTTCTTGAATATATTCTTTATGAAATTCAACATCACTACTCTCCTTAAGTTTAACTACATAAAAATTGCCTTGTTTTTCAACTTCACCATTCTTGATGTGTGCATCTTTAGCAGCGGCACGCCTCATCATGTATTTTCTAGTATTACCTTTACTATCTTTTAGATATTTATTTTCTTTAACTTTTTCAGCTATAAATTCTAAGAAATCATTGTCAAAAGATTCTTTGTTTACTTTAGGTAATTTAGATTTTGCTATGTTTTTTTGTATATTTTCTTTTGTTTTTGCTGGTATCTGTGTAGTTGATGCGCCACCTCTTGGTGTTCCAGAGGACATTGATGCGCCTGATGTAGGAATATCAGGTGTTTTCAATTTAATCTTACCAACAGCAACTAACTTATCGTTGATGGAGTGATGTGTTGTTGTTCCGTTCTTACCGTATCTACCAAACCCATAGTATTGTAATCCAAGTTTCATCGCTTCTTGATATGCACCAGACTCGGTAGGCGGTGTTTGTTTCAAACCTTTTTCACTTGGTTTAACTGTATCTTTTTTGTTCAATTCAGTTGCAATCCATTGCTGTGCTTGCTCATGGTCTGGTTGTTTTGATGTAAACTCTTTTACTTTCTTAAAGATTTCCATCATCTCTTTTTCTTTTGCTTTTACTACTTCTGGATCTGCAGAGCGTAAATCTTCAGAGTTATCAAATTCGATATAATTTTGACCAAATAATTTAGCATATTTTGTTCTATTCTTTTGAACTGCATCCCACTTCTCTTTACGAATATTTTCTGGTACTGTTCTACCACCACGTTGACCACGTTCAATGTTTCTTTGTTGTGATACTTCATCTCTAGTTTGAACCGCAACCATAGATGTTTCATAACCAATTTCTTCTAACTTCTCTTTAATCTTTTTAGTTTTTTCAAAATCATCACCAGTACCATTAATGATTAAACCATTGCGACCAGACAATGCTAATCTTTGGCGCAACTCAGTAACATTCTTTGCACGACCACGAACTAAATCTCTCTTGCCCTGTTCACTTGCAGGCATCTTCATATCAAGATTTTCTTTGTCCATCAAGTATTCAAATGCTTTATCTGAATTTAATTCTGTTAATCCATGACCTGCAAGTGTATTATCTAATACATAATCTTTACCTGAACCTGGACCACCAGATAAGAATACTGCTTTGAAGATACTCTTATCATGCACACCTTCGTCTAATTGTTGTTCAAATAGAAAATCTATTGATAGATTGAAACCTTCTTTAATACCCATACCTTTTCTTACATCATTGTATAGGTCTTTAGCATGTTTCTCTGGTACATGACCAGGAATACCTTTTTTGAATTCCCCATAGTTACCAGATGTGGCATGACCTCTCATCTTAGATGCAGACATACCTTCTGCACCTTCTGCATCAGGATCACGGTGACCAGCAGAATGAACTTCAATCTTCTTAAAATTGAAGTGACCATGCGGTCCTTTTACATTATTGTATTTGTGTAGTAACTTATGATATTCGTCTGTGCGGTCTGAACCTGCAACCATATGCAGATGTGTTACACCGGCTTTATATAACTTTGCCGCTTGACTTAGAAAATTAGGATGTTCTTTATCTGATACTGTTAGATTAGTATCTGGAAAGAATCGTTTAGCATGTTTTAGTTTTTGTTGTGAAGTAAGAGGGTTCTTACCTGGGTCTTGACTATGTGAGAGAACAACATGGTGTGTTCCACCAACATTTTTAGCAATCTCTTTGACTTTATTGACTAGTTTTTCGTGACCTACGGTAGGTGGATTGACTCTACCAAATGCCAAAACGGCATGATTTTCTTTTTCTTCTTTAATAAAATCTTTAAATTTCATGTTCTCCCGCCTCTATAGCAAGTTATACTGTATTTATACTTTTAACATCTTCACATAATCAGAACATACACCTTTAGGATTAATTTGTTTGATTTCTTCATAGTTCCAATGTTTCTCTGGCAATACCATAATCGTCATATTATTCACAATTTCTTTGCCAGGATATGCCCATGTATACCCAAAATTTGTCATGGTGTAATCATCTTTATCATGCCAAAAAAAGTTAAATAATGGATTATTATAACAATACGACATAGCTTGAGAATTCTTACAGTGTATCCATACAGAACTACATCGTTCAATTAAGTAATTTTCTTTAACTTTGTATTGTTCATAATCATGTCCAAAATAAAGCTCTTTTTTATTTACCCATAAATCTACTTCAACATTATAACCACGTAATATAGCGTCATCCAAATAGTAAGGATTGTTTTCTTCTGCAATGTTAGGTCCTTCAATATTGCCTCTATGTGCAATTAATATCATATGTTTATAATTACTCCCAAATTTTCTCCACGACCAGAAGGAATCATAATCTCAACTTTCTTACCAATCGTATTCATAAGATGATCGTGTACCTTGTTAGAAAAACTCCACTCGTATACATCATGAAATGCTAATACATACTTATCTGCTAATAATGGCAAAAATGCATCAATATCTTTAATCATCTGATCTTCAAAATGACCAGCATCAATAAAGACAAAATCTAATTTCTCACGAAAATGATTCTTAATGCATCTAAACGTATCATCTGGACTCCAACCAATCTCTGGAAATAATGTATTCTGTAATTCAAATTTTTCAATGAGATATTTTACAGATTTATAACCATCAGATGTTTCATATACTGTTCTTTCAAAATCTTTGTATGCACCAGGATTCTGACATTTCTCTTCAATGTATGCATCCATAGTAACAACTTTACCGCCTGTTTGTTTGAAACCTAAACCGATTGCACAACTACTTACACCAAATGCAGTAGCACATTCATATCCTCTTTGTAGATTATGTTCAATAATTAAATTTTTAAGAAATTCAAATTCTTCTTCTTTGATTGAATAGGGATATGGATGTTGTTTCATCTTGATATGACCACTGCCAGTATTCTCATACTGAACTGGACCATCTTCAAATTTTATTATTTCACTAAATTCGTTCATTTATCCATCTCCACATATTCTCCTTTAGGTGTATGCTGTAGTGTTTTATGTATGCTAAATTCTTCCCATGGTAATCTCATATCAGATATCCATTGCGTAGATAAAACATGTGGACACAATAAATCAGTTTTCATATACAAATGCGTTAAGAAACATGATGCTTTAGAAAATAACATCATATTAAACATATTACCCACTTGAATCATATCACCTGTACCTTGTCCAAGATGATTACGATGTGCCATAGTATAGAACTTATCAGTTTCAAATTTTGGCAAATCTTCATGTAGAATCATATCAGGTCTCATACGTATAACTAAATCATAAAACATACCGGTATGTGATACAAAGTTTTCTACTAAACTAATACCTGCATGTAACTTATGAAACATTGATAATATATTCTTTGGTCTATGTGCAAAATTCTTATAAAGATTGCCACGATACTCAAACAACTCATTGTAATTATTCCAATCTTCAATTACTAATGATGTTGGTTTGTATGCTTCAATAATCTCTTCTCTATTGATCTTCGGTGTATCTTCAAAATAACCCTTTTCATTTTGCTTATCGCCAGGTATCCACCATCCCTCTTCATTCCATGTGTGAATAAAAATATCAGGATTATATCTATCAATCACTCTCTCTTTGAAGTTAGGTAATACATCACGCCAACACCTAAGATGTCCAGTTAATACTATAGCAACTTTCATCTGTCTGTATGCACTTTCAAAAAAGTATTGTTCATTGTGTTTATTTCATTTTTAATCCACATAGGATTATATGAAGAATATACACTTTGAAAAATGTGTTCATTAATCAATTCTTGACTTTCTATAAAACTTGTCTTGCAATACAATCTATCATCATTAAAATTTAACACTCTTAATTGAGTAGATTTATGTAATAGTAAATAAAAACCATATACAATATAATCAAAATCTTGTGAATTAATTTTAATCCAATTCTCTTCATAGTTTATATATTCTAAAAAATCTGTGAAGTTTGATTTACTGTAAACTGGTATATCATTAAACCAAAAGAAAACATTCATAGTATTACCATTAACTTCATCACTAATTAAACCATATGAAAGAATATCACATAATTTTTGTTTTTCTAGATTAGTAAAAAACTTTAATGGTTCAGACAAATAATAGTATCTCTGTTGTATCAAATTAGCATATAAAGTATTTTGTTTTACTTTATATTCAAATAATGCATCATAGTCTATATTTCTAAAAAATAACGAATCAACATCAATTACACCAACTTTATCAAATTCATCTTGTTTAAAAATCTCAATCAATCCATTATATTTCTTTTGAGTAATAACACCATAATTTACTGGTCTTTGATTAACTATTGACCGATATTTTAACTTTTTGTTTTTTGTTTTGAATTCTTTTGCATCTTCTTCAGATGAAAATATTAAGTAAATATGATCATCATTAAAGTGTTTATTATAACTCTCTATTAATTTACTACCCTCATCAAATTTTGGTGGATGTATTGGTGCAAGAAAACAAGATTTGTTCACTTGTAATTCTCTAAAAAGTAATTCAAATCTTCAGGTGTACCTAATCCCCACATCTTGTCAATATTTTTTACACGAATCTTTTTATTATCACCAATCGCTTCATTGAATACTGGACAAACATAAAACTCATTGTTTGTTCTGATATTCTTCTCAATCATCTGTTCTGTATACTTAACATAATCAGAACCTTTCTTCCAGTAATAGATACCTACAGTAGCAATATTTGAAATAGGATTCTTCTCTGCAACTTCAGATACAAACCCATCATCACCCAACTTAGCAAATGACCACTTAGGATGTGTTGCTTCAAATGTAACAATACCACCATCTACTGTATCTGCAGTAAATGCATACAGACATTCATTTGAATTCCATTCTGCAAACTGATCTGAGTTTGCCATCAATAATGGTTGATCATTATCAATAAATTCTTTTGCAAGTAATGTAGTGCAAGCCGCACCTTCTGTAATACCATCTACTTGAACAATATCACAACCTGGTGCAATTAGATTCAATAACTGCTTTAGATTGTATTTCTCGTAATGGTCTTTTTGTACCAAGAATATAAAGTGTGCATCAACATTTAAGTTTTCAACAACAACTTGAATCATTGGTTTACCATTAACTTCAATTAATGGTTTAGGAAATGTGTATCCTGCTTGAGCAAATCTACTACCAGCACCTGCCATTGGTATTAATACATTCATCTTATTATCTCTCCATGGTATCTTTTTTCTCGTCACGCCATCAAGTATATCTTTTGCTTCGTCAATCTTTTCTTTGGTTAAATCTGTTGTATCTTTTACTGGTACTAGATGAGCACCAGAATTCAATGCACCTTCACGACCAATATGACTATCTTCAATGATTACTGTATTCTTAGGCAATACATCTAACTCAGTCATACATTTCCAATACATCTCGGGAAATGGTTTTGTTCTCTTTACATCTTCGTTGCTGATATAGTAATCAACAAACTCTAACACACCAATACTTAGTAATGCAATTTTTACAGTTTCACGAATTGAATTACTAGCAACTGCAATCTTAATACCTTGTAACTTAAGTAACTGAAATGTATCAATTAGAAATTGATTCTTTGGAAACTGTTTGATAAGTGTAAAAGTAATTTCTTGTTTATCAGACCATACTTTAGTATAATGACTTGGACTCAAACCTTTATCATCTGTCAACATCTTAAGTTTCTTTGTAGTATTTAATCCATCATACTTACTTAAGTGTTCTTCACGACTGATTACATATTGTTCACCAAATTGACTTAATGCAACATTCAGTGCTTCATAGTGTAATTCACGACTATCAATCAATACACCATCAAGATCAAATATAATTAACTTATTGTGCATCACGGTGTACCTTGTTGTGACGAACAATACTCTTACCATTACAAACCCATTTACATTGTGTTCTCATGCGTAATGACCATTCTACATCTTCTGCTTGATGATGAACTAATTCTTCATTGAAAGGTATTTTAGTTGCTAACTCTTTCTTAACAATCATAAACCCACCAGATTGATACATGCATAATGTCTGTGACCAATCATCATATGGTAATGATGCATACTGTGGAAAGAATGGTGAATCCCAGATAACCCAATCAGTGAAATGTCTTTTACCATTAATCAATAACTGTTGGCACGATGCAACATCCCAATCATTACCAAACTTAAGAAAGTTTGTATACCAATCTTTATCAAATACATAATAGTCATGCATCAATACTACATTCTCATACTTTGCAGATTGAACTAATGTATTTTTCTTTCGTGTGATCCAACCTTCTTTTTCAGATTCATCAAAGTAAATGTATTTTACAGTATCAGTATCTTCATGTTTGATTCCACCAATACATAAAATTTCATAATTAGGTATGTTTAGTGCTTCAATAGATTTAAAAACTTCAGTCAACTGGTCCATATTTTTATAGGTAGTTGTTATTCCAAATGTAAAATTCATACAAGCCTCATTATATCGTCAACGGTATTTTTAATTAAATGGTTTAGTGTTACAAACTCTTGTGCATCATCTATCTGCTTCTTTTTAACGCTTTTGAACTTCTGCATATACTCTACTAATTCATCATCATTGTTGTAAGTAAATCCAAATTCTTTTAATACTTTTGCACCCGCAATCTCTCTTGATGCCCATGGTGTTCTATTCAACATAGATTCCAATAACACAAGACCAAACCCTTCTTTGTGTGAGTGCATAATATATAGATCGGCTTCACTGAGTGCAGATAATACTTCATTTCTATCTTCAATCATTAATGCCTTAACATTATCAGTATCATTAGGTTTGATTTGATGTCTATTATCATAACCTGTTAATACTAATGTTACATCTTTTCTATCTACTTTACCAAATGCTTCTACTAACTCATTCATTGCTTTGTTAGGCCAGTATCCACCACATGATAGAAACATATACTTAGTAGTGATTCCATACTTCTCACGAAAACCTTTTTGTCCTACTGATACTTTATCATCTATACCATGTCTAATCTGAACTGATTTTCTCATAACAGATTTACGTTTAACATATTCCCAATCTTCTTGTGTTGAACAACCAAGAAACTTAACATTCTGAATTGCTCTTTGATATACATTACTTTCAGATGGAACAATAATCATAAACACAATTGGTGATGGTATCTTATTACAATTATTCAATACAAAATCTTGTAATCCAACATCACCACCATGAACAACAATCAAGTCCCACTTCTCTAACAATATAGATGCTTCATTAGATACACGAACACCATTTAAATCACCTTGATGTTCACCTGCAAATACTGCAACTTCATGTCCACGACTTAAGGTTTCATCTGCCATATCACGAACATA